AAAAGCTGTGGCCAAATGATACGTCGTCGGCTTCTTAGATATGGGATCGACTTAAACTCTCAGGAGCCGAACCAGTTATTAGCGAAGAGTTCATCGTTAGATGGCTCTCACGCAACAATTGATTTTGCTTCTGCTAGTGATAGTATCAGTAAGAAGTTAGTTGAGGAAATAATACCTCCTCAATGGTACGAATTACTGAATACGTGTCGATCTCATTACGGTAATCAAGACAGCGGGCCTCATTTGTGGAACAAATTCTCCAGTATGGGGAATGGTTTCACATTTGAACTCGAATCGCTAATCTTCTTTGCAGCAGCTTATGCTGTCCGCCAACATTTAAATGTTGATGGAAAGATTAGCATCTATGGGGATGATGTTATCGTTCCCATAGAATGTTTTGAGCTCTTTTCATCGTTTAGTAAGTTCCTTGGATTTGAAATTAACCTTAAGAAATCTTTCTCTTCTGGCTACTTTCGTGAATCCTGTGGTTCTTATTATTTCAATGGAGTTGATGTTAAACCGATATTTTTGAAAAATATCGCTCGCGACTCTTTTGGAGTCTATCGTTTAGCCAATAGTATCAGGCGACTTTCTCTTCGGAGAGGATGTTTTCTCTCTTGCGATTCGGTCTTCCTGCCTACTTGGAATCTACTAGTGAATTGCCTCCCGAAATCTTTACGATTTCAGATAGACGAGAAACTAGGAGATGATGGTTTCATCAGTAACTTCGATGAAGCCGTTCCTGAACGGGCTCGACATGGACTAGAAGGATATCTAGTCACTCGAGTTATTCGGATTGGCGTGAGCCATTCCAGCGAGGGGACGGGCGTGTTGCTTGCTCGTCTTAAGTCGATATCAACTCAAGATGTTGACGTAAGTCATCATCTAAGAGGCCGTACAGAACTCTACTCCGATCTAGCGGTCACTCAACGGGCGTATAATAACAATTATACGCTTCGCGGGGTGGTCCGTTACACCGTCGTGACGAGTTTAGTTTCACAGTGGACAGATCTAGGGCCTTGGATTTAATCGAGGCTTTCTCTCCTTAGTGGGTTAACAATCCGCGAAAGGATGGAGAGGG